CGCGGTGACGTCGTAGCCGCCGGACGGCTGTCCGGTCGACGGCGCCGTCCAGGTCACGTTGGCGGTGGTCGTCGCACCGGCCGCCACAGTGGGCTTACCAGGCGCGGTCGGCGCCCCGTACGACCCCTGCTTGATCGACCCGTCCTGGTTGTAGATCGGGTTCGCGACGTTCTTGGACGACAGCGCCACCGGACGGACCTCGTCCTCGTTGTTCGGAGCGACAGCCGCCGCCGAGAACGGGCTGAACGCGCCGTCGCCGTTCCTGTTCACGGCCGCCACACGGAACTTGTACGACTGGCCGCCCTTCACGTTGTCGAACCGCCAGCTGGTCACGTTGGCGGGCGCGTAGACGTGGCCGCCGGTGTCCGACTCGATGACGTACTGGGTCACCTTGGCATCCGCACCCGGGTTGGAGACCGGCGTCCAGGACACCGTGATGGACCGGTCCCCAGCGACGGCCGTGGGCGCGGCCGGGGCGACCGGCACAGTCGTGGTACCGGCCGGGACGGCACCGAACGCTGCGGTGTCCTGGGTGCCGGACATCAAGAAGAGCGGGTTGATGGGCTGAGTGAGCCCGTTGCCAACCGGCGAGTCCGTCTTCGTGGTGTCCGCGTTCGCAGCCGCCGGAGGAGCCGACGGCGCCTTGTACGGCTGCTGCTTGTCGATCACCGTGGAGACCGTGGTCTCCTTGGTACCCGAGATCGCAGTCGACGTCGCCGCCCAGCCACGGGCGTCAACTGCGCCTGCACCGTTGGTTTCGGGCTGCGAGACCGGGCTGGGAGCAGCGCCCGGCTGACCCTTGGTACCGATCGAACCGTCGGTCTGGTAAGTGCTGGTCTGATCAGTCGCGGCCATCGCAGCCCGCTCCTTTACTTGTCAGCAGGCGCAGGCGCCTGCGCCTTCTTGGCCGGGGCACGCTTGGCGCGGGCGGCCGTGGAGGGCTTCTCCTCGACCTTGGCCTCGGCCTCGGGCTCCGTCACCGGCCCAGAGGGACCGTTTTCGGCCGCCTTCTGCTCCGGCTCGGGCTCTGTCTTGACAGGCGTCTCCTGGGGGATGTGGTCCCCCTCGAAGACCTCGGCGCCGAAGGCGACGGCCACATGGTCGAGGTTCGCGTACGGGCTGCCGCCGACGCCGGATGTGTCGAGCGTGCCGGTGACCAGCAGCGCCCGCTCGTGATCGCTCATGCTCATGTGACTCACGCCTTGAAGAGGGGTTCGATGACGACACGGAGGGGCTTGTCGACGGCCTTGTAGGACTCGTCGGACTCGTCCCACTCGCTGACCACACGAATCGCGGTCAGCGGCTTCTCGTCCTGCGGCTGACGTTCCTTGACGTGGCCGAGCACTCGCAGCAGATCCGGGTCCGCCGAGATGTCGTCGTCGATGACCAGCACGCCTCGCTGCACCGCCTTCACGAACGGCGCCAGCAGGGCCGTGTCGCGGGAGACGAACTGGATGTCACCGCCAGCCTCGTCGCCCTGGCCCTCGAAGCGCAGGTACGACTTGGGCTTGTCGGGGTCCGGGGTGACGACGACGACGCCGCCCGACGGGTTGGAAACCTGGAGCTGCTGGACAGGCATGATGCCTCCTCGGTCAAGGGACGGATCCTCCGTCACCCCTTGAGCGGCCCAGCCCCACCCCAGACAGCACTCAACCCCCGGGAAGGGGGAACCCGGGGGTTGAGGCTGGCGGCCGGAGAACGGAGCCGCAGAGGGCCCACCACAAACCCTCTTCACCCCCTATGGATGGAGGCGGCCCGGGAGACAGTGACTGTGGCCGAAATTCTCTCCCGATGACAGAATTACGGATGGTGGGGTTCCAACTACCGCGCGAATGTGTCAAGGTGAGAATATGTCACCCCGCCAGACGACACACCGAGCGCACGCCCGGCGGTGACCCTGGTCCCCCTTCGGGGGCCAGGGCTCACGACGGTCCCGACCGCCCGCCCACAGGTCGGAGGCCATGAGCCTATGGCGGCGCCCCCGAAGCCTGTGGGCATGACGGAGGCCCCCTCGACGGTAACGAGGGGGCCTCCGTCGATCATGCCAGACCCAGGAGCTTCAGGAGACCCTCGCGGCTGGCCGGAGGTGGCACCAGGTCCTCCTGCTTCAGGACCACGAACGGGATGTCCTTCTGCTCACGGAAGGCGGCCCACTTCGGCTCGTCGACCTCACGCACCCGACCCTTGACCTCCACGGCCACCGCGCGCGACCCGACCTTAACCAGGAAGTCCGGCGCGTACCAGTGGTCGCCGTCCCAGGCGACGCCGTCGGCGCGGTCGTACCGCTCGCACGGCACTCCGTAGACGGAGCACAGGCCTGCGAACATCGCCTCGTAGCCGGAGTCGAGGACGTTGTCCCCGTACTTCCACTGGATCTTCCCCGAGGACTTCGCCTTGCAAGCGTTCGAGCAGAACCGGTTGGCCCCTCGACTGCTTGCGAACCGCTCGAACTTGTCTCCGCAGACCTCGCAGGTGTACTCGACGCGCTTGTCAGGGTTCCTGCGGCCAAGCTGAGAGCACTCAAGCGAGCAGTACTTCTGCTTGGACTGCTTCCGCCTTTGTGGCAGCTCGAAAGTCTCCTCGCAGTACACGCAGATGCGAGTGGGGGCGGGCTCGGCCTGAGCTTTCGCAATGTTGGCTGCGACACCCAGCTTGGAGTACATAGCCTGCTCGGCGGAAGTCCTCCTTGCGATCGACGACTTCACCTCGACTTCAGCGTCGTGCAGCCACTGCGAGACCGTGTTGACCCCCCGGCCGAGATGAGTGGCGATGCTTTCGACGGTCGCGTTCTTCTCGGTGTACAGACGGACCGCCGTCTCGGCGTCCTGCTTGTCCTGCAGGGCAGCACCGCCTTCATCGGTGATGCCAGCCTCGTCGACCCACTTCGACACGGTGCCAGGAGAGATCTTCAGCGCCTCGGCGATCTCCGAATACCGCTTCCCCTGCCCGTACAGCAGCAGCGCGCTGGCGCGGTTCGACGCAGCCTGCGCGTTTCTGCCGCCCTGCCCCTTGAGCCCCCGTTCGGCGATCCACCTCTGGACGGTGTTGACGGACACCTTGGCCTGCTCGGCGACGGCAACGATCGACGCGCCTGCGAGGTACTCCTGCATGGCCTTGTCCATGTGCTGAGAGCGCTTGGACGGGCGGCGGGCTCCGGCCCGGTCCACCCATCTCCAGACTGCCTGGTCCCGCACCCCCAGCTCTCGGGAGACCTGAGCTGCGGTCATTCCCTTCAGGTACAGCTCGACAGCTCTCTTCTCCAACTCCTGCGACATGCGCCCCCCTTGGCGGTTGGTGGTGAAGAGAGTCAAGCACGCGTATCCGGGTTGGTCAAATCCAAATGGAAGGACTGGGTATTCGTAGAGATGGTCTTTGTGCCTCTCACGGGAAAACGAAGATGGGCCCGCCGCCTTGTTGGCGACGAGCCCATCTATCTGCCCTGGTCAGGTGCTATACAGACACCCAGCCACCTAGGACTTAACGATCTTGGCCAAACCCCTGGGGTTCAAGATCAACATGGATACCATCTCGTCGAAGACCCAGCCCTTCCAGAAGGACTCGACTCGGTGGTTTTCCTCGACGTCCAGCGAGTACAGGACCGGGAAGACACCCAGGAACTGCGGGTCCGGCGTCAGGAAGATCGTGTTCTGGGGGATGACGATCGAGCGCTGGATCTGGAACTCGCCGAACGAGGTGATCGTCTCGCCCGCGACGACGCGGTCCTTGAACGCCCAGCCGGTCTGGTTGATGTCCCACCGGTACATGTCCCGGTAGTCCATCGGGTTGATGAGGATGCGGCTGGACTGCAGCTCGTGCATGTCCGTCATGGAGACGGCCGAGTACAGCGAGCCCGGGGTCAGGTAGCCGCTGGCTTCCGTGATGACGTGGTTCGGGGTGACCGTGTGGTCGGCCCGGCCCGCGTAGTCGGAGATGGCGGCCTGCAGGATGGTGACGAGGCGGCTGTCCTCCTGCTTGAGGATGGCCTGCTTGGTCTCGTCCTGGGCCTGCTCGACCGCGTTGATGCGGAGGTAGAGCAGGTCTTCCTTGCGGATGGCCGGGCGCGAGGCGATGCGGAAGAAGCGCACCTGGATGCGCTTGCCTTCGAACGGCGTGATGCGGACTTCGCCGTCCGTGCCGGACATGATGTACGCCTGTCCGAGGTCGTCCCAGACGTCGTACTCGACCGGGGTACCGGGGGTGCAGGGGTCCTCGACGAGGACGTTGCGGGTGATGCCCTGGTATCGGAGCTTCAACTGGATCGGGCCGATCATGCCCACGCCGAGGCGCTTGATCCCGTTGACGGAGTCGGAGGCGACGGCCTGGA